ATGCCAGGGCGTTCATCGTCAGGGGTTCTATAGCAGGCGGCAACATACAGCACAAAAGTCTGTGAGCCGATCGTGTGAAACTCGACGCGCACTTGCTGAAGTGAGCCGGTCGGGTATTCGTTCTTGAAGTCGCGAATGCGTGTAGCAACGTCGACGTAATCTTTGGCAAAAGCCATTTTGTTCTCCGATTCTTGCGTGTTTACTTGTCGTTCTTTGACTTCACGTTCTCGATGGCCGAGTTGATGTGGCTGTCAAAGTCCGCGTCAGGCACTTGACCTTTAGCGGCGTAAGTAAATGCTATAGCACCAATTAGTCCAAGCACAGCCATAATCGCACCAAAAGTTGCAGATTCGAGTGCGTTCATGTTTAGAACCGAGCCTGCACCGAGGGCCAGGATGCCAACACCGAGAGCGAATGCGCCGACGCGGTAGGTGCGCTTTAGTAGTTTCTTGATCATCACTTCTTCTTCTTTGCTGGGGCTTTGACTGCTGGCTTTTCAGCAGGCTTCGCGACTGGCTTCTTAGGGGCTGGGTTAGCTGCAATGTGCTTGAGCGGGTCGACGAGCTTGTCGTAGGGGCATAGGTGCACGTTCTTAGACTTCGCAATGCTCAAGTGCAAGTGCGCACCGGTCGAGAACTTGCCAGTGTTGCCAACTTTGCCGACTGGGTCGCCGGCATGGACATAGTGCCCGATGCTCAAGTTTGGTTGCGCCTCGAGGTGAGCGTAAAGCACGAACAGGTCGTCAGAGGTTGACTGAATGACATACCAGCCGAGTCCGTCAGACCACTCGTTGACTTTGATTGCACCATTGGTGATTGCTGGAATAACTGAGCCTGCTTTAGGTGACCAGTCTTGACCGCGGTGAGGTCTGCCCTGACGGTATGGTGCTAGGTTGCCGAACTCGTCTCCGCGAGTGCTGGCTGGGAATGGTTCGATGTATTGCGCCATTAGATTGTCCTCGAGATTAGTGAAACGATTACAGCGACCGCGACTGCGGTTGAAATGCTAGTGATCCACGCAGACTGCCAACGTGCCTTTTCAAGCTCACGAATGCGCGACTCATGGTCGGCAATAATCTCTAGGCGTGCTTCAATGACCGCTAGGCGGTTGTCGATGTGGGCCAAAAGAGTTGGAGTGGTTGGCTTCGGCAGTTCGGCAGACATTACTCTGCTTCAGGGGCTGGTTCAGCCTTTGGTGCTTTGGCTGGCTTTGGTTCGGCTGGTGATGGCCATGGCTGTGAGTCGACGTTTCCCATTAGTTTTCTTCCTGTTCTGGTGTTCCGATTAGGGTCTGGTGGCATCCTCCGCATTTAGCAACGGGGTTTGCGTCTTCCATGCGGTATTCGATGCCGGTGTTGGGGCATTCGGTCGCGTTGCAAGTAAACAATGTGATCATGCTTACACTCCTTGGTAGATGATGGTCGTCGAGATTGAGTCATTGACCGCCCAGACTGCAATCGGGATGCTCGAGCTGCAAGCCACCTGCGTCAAGTAAGTACCCGAAGCGTTGCCGACGCGGATAAACGCAAAGCCAGGGGTTCCCGACAACAAGACAGTACCTGGGTAACGAGTTGCTGGCGATGCGTCTGTGACAACACAAGTCCCAACCGATGCTGAACGGTTGCTAGATGCTTGGTTAATCGGCAGACTGAAATTGATGTCGCCGGTGATTGCACTGGTCGAGCCTAAGGCGAAGTAGAACTGCACAATTACTGTTTTACCGATTTGAGCGTATGCAGCCGAAAGGCTGTAGCCCGAGCCAAGAGTGACGTTGTTAATTGTTGGTGTGTAAGTTTTCCAAGCAACGTCGATGTTTACCCAAGAGCCATTGTCGCGGATTGTGAATGAGTCGTCGGCAGTCTGAAACGTCAACATGCCATCGGTTGGCGAAGTCAATGCAGCGTCTCGAGCAGTCGTGTTTGTAAACACCATGACCGACTGTTTCATCAGGTAGGTGTTGACGTCGCTCGCGGTGGCTAGTGTGCCAGCGGTAAATGTTTTGTATGCCATTTAGCGGCCTTTCCATAGGTCGAATGTTACATCCCAGTTGTCAACGGTCATGTAGTGGTTGACTCCGCGAATGAAAAACACGTCGTTGAACTCTACTTTAGCGTTAGCCACAGTCACCTTAGCGGTGTCGAGCGGGTCGCGAAGTAGATATTCGTTTAGTTGCCCGGCTCTATAGATCATTGGTGCAGTGATTTGGCGCACTAACTGGGTCGGGATTGTCGAAGTGACAATGTTTGCAGCTGCGTCTGCGTCTGCAGCGTAGTAGTGGCGTGTGTAAACCGTTCCGCGCAAGTCGCCAACGATTGCTATTGAGTCGTCATTTTGTGAATAGTCGTCGACACCGCCAGCGGTTGTGTAGTTGAGTGTGTTGACGAACTGTAGCGTGTCGAAGCCAACCACGATGTCGCTGAACTCGGCGCGGTTTGCGGTGGCGCTAGGTTCACCCTCGAAAACAACATCAGGCGAAAGTGTTCGATTCTGAAGCTCGTACCAGGTGTAGTAGTAAAGGTCTGTGTCGCTAAGGTTTGGTTGATAGACCAAAGCGCCAATGTTAGTGTCGCTCAAGTTGTTCACTAGCGTGCCATAGTCGACGTTGCCTGAGGTGGTGAATCCTTGAATGTCGTATCCAACAAGCCCAGGCGCGCCCGACTGAATGATGTTGACGCCTGTTGCAGCGTTCATGACAGTCCAAAAGTCGGTCGAGTGACAAGGGTTAGGAACTGAAATACCAGTTACCGATACATAGTTGAGCACGTCACGCAAAGGATGATCACACTCAAAAGTGATTGTATTGAGCCAGTTAGTCGAGTAGCCAACATCACAGTTAGCAATTCTGCCCTGCCAAAGCGTTTTCCAAACACCTGGAGCGGTGTCAGGGTTAGGGCGTACACGAATAGCAATTGGAGTGCCTGGCCGCATTAGCGAGTTCATGGCAGGGTCGTAATCGGCTCCCTGCATTTTGATTGTGGCCGACGGTGTTTGTGGTCGAGCGTAACCTGCCAACACTTCAAAGCCGTTGAAAGTTTCGATGCTTACAACGTCACCGGTGACCTGTTGCCAAGACATGGTTTCCGAGCCTGTAGCCCAGTTGTCTTGATTCCAACGCGAAACCGACCAAACCATAACGTTTGGGTCGTAAGTGTAAACAAGCACCTGAACATCGGTGCAAACATCAAACACGTCATTAGCCATTATTTCTTGCCCGTATCGCGCTCGTACTTCTTGATGGCTGCAATGATTTCTTGCGGAGTCATGTTGGCTTTGTTGATGTTGATTGTGTAGTTGTTCGAGGTTGCAGCAGCTTCAGCCATGCGTGGCGACAATGCGACTTGACCAGGTGCAGCAATACCGTTCCAGGAAGTGCCAAACAGCGACTCACGTTCAAGAATGTTCTTAATAGCAGCTGCGCCTGTAACTTGCTTTTTCACACGATCAACGACGCCAGTAAGAGGCTGGTTGATAATGCTTGCGATGCTGAACAAAATAACGTCAAGTGTGACGGCCAGAATCTCGAAGGCTTTAACCAGACCGTCTAGCGCGTTGCCGTTGCTCGAGAGCGAGCCGAATAGTTGCCCAATAGCGTCGACAACTAGCAGGATGCCACCGTAAACGCCAGACTTGCCATCTTTACCAACCACAGCTTCGCGAATGGCTTTGAACGCTTTACCAGTGTCAGTGTTTGGGTTGCTAGCGTCTGAGATGAAGTCGCTAACCGCTGGAATGGCTTTCTCGGTCAAAAATGTAACGAACGCTTCGACGTACGGCAATAAGGTCATGCCGAACTCTTCGCTCAGGTTTTCGACCGCAACGTTGAACTTCGCGAACGGGTCTGCACCGGCAACCGCTGCGCCCTTGACCGATTCGGCGTAGTCGTCGATGCCGCCCTTAGTTTTGCGCAACTCGGGAGCTAGACGGTAGAGGCTTTGTGTGTTTCCGTTGTTGGCTTTGATTAGGGCGTTCAGAACGGTGTCTAGGGGCTTGCCTGAAGCCACAGAACCGTCTAATGCTATTTGGAGTAGTTTCTGACCGCGTGCGAGGCTTCCTGAGCCTCTGACGGCG